TGGCATCGAGCAGCTTCCGCCCGAGGCGGATGCGATCGTCGCACTGGCGGCCGCCGCGCTCCAGGACCGCGAGCGCACACAGCTCGACATCTACGAGGAGTTCTTCAACGGGCTGACCGCGCTCAAACGTGAGCATCGTGGCGAACTTGAATTCGTCATCCCGTCATTCAGCGCCTTCAATCGCTATTCGATCCGCATGGCGACCCTGACACGCAGGCTGGAAGAAACGCGCGAGATCGCCGCGTCGATCGCCGGACGGTTCGACGCCCAGGCATCCGACGAACTGACGTTGATCGCGGCCGAGGCGATCAAGTCGCTGATTTTCGAGCTGGTGACTGACGCCGGCCGCAGCGGCGTCGACCCCAAGGGCGCAATGCAGCTGGCGGCAGCCCTTAAGAATGCGCTCCAGGCGCAAGGCGTTTCGACCGCGCGCCGCGTCACGGTGGAAAAGGAATTTGGCCAAAAGGTCGATGAGGTCATTGAGCAGACCATCCGCGAAAAGGGTCTGTCCGCCGAGGCGGCCGAGGCGATCAGGGCGCAAATATTGGGGGTGAGACCGGCATGACGCGCGACGCGCATCTGTGTCCCTGCTGTGGCGGGCCGATGCCGGACGGCCCGACCCCGCGCGAGGAATTGGCGGGCCTGGTTGTGAGCGGACCGATTAAGCAGGCCATCCTGCGGAGGCTGGCGCGACGCCCCGGCCATTGGGTGTCCGTGCACGATTTGGTTGAGGCGGCATATGGCGACGATCCGGACGGCGGACCGCTCAGTGCGCCCGTCGCAGTCAGGGGTCATTTAGGCCATCTGCGGAGACTGTTGCCGCGTTTCGGTTGGACGATTGAGAGAGAAATACACGGCTACTGCGGCTACCGGCTGGTGCTGGTATGACCGCCCCGATTTCCAAGGACGAATGGCAGCGTCTGCGCGAGGCGACGGCGCTGTCGATCAGCGAGCTGGCCGAAAAGGTCGGCGTTCCTTCCGTGCTGCTGCCATACCAGCAGCGGGCGGTCGCGGTGCTGGAAAGCGGCACCGGCCTGATCGTCATCGAGAAGTCCCGGCGCATCGGCCTGACCTGGGGGCTGGCGTCGGGCGCGGTGCTGCGCGCCGCGCGCGGCCGCGCCGCAGGCGGCATGGACGCGATGTATATTTCCTATTCGCAGGAGATGACCCGCGAGTTCATCGACGCCTGCGCGATGTGGGCGCGGGCCTATGCCGTAGCAGCGGTCGGCATGGACGAATTCCTGTTTGACGACACCGACCCGAGCAGCCCCGAGGTCACGCGCCACATTCAGGCATTCCGCATCCGCTTCGCGTCGGGCTTCGAAATCCTCGCGCTGTCGTCGGCCCCGCGAACCCTGCGCGGCAAGCAGGGTCTGGTGATCATCGACGAGGCCGCGTTTGTCGATAATCTGAAAGAGCTATTGAAAGCGGCGCTCGCCTTCCTGATGTGGGGCGGCCAAGTCGTGGTCTGCTCGACGCATGACGGCTCGGAAAATGACTTCAATGTGCTGGTCCAGGACGTGCTCGGCGAGCGACGGCCAGGCGCTCATATCCGGATCGATTTCGACCAAGCGCTGCAAGAGGGACTTTACCAGCGCATCTGCCTGGTGCGAGGCGCGCAATGGTCGGCCGCGGCCGAGGCCGCATGGCGGCAGGAGATCATCGAATTCTATGCCGATGGCGCGGACGAAGAGCTGTTCTGCATTCCCGGCCAGGGGTCGGGCACCTGGCTGACCGCGCCGCTGATCGAGGCTCGGATGCTGCTGGAGCCGGAGGACGCGCCTATCGTGCGGATCATGCTGCCGCCCGACTTCCTCCAGCGGTCGCCACTTGCCCGCGAGCATTTGACGGCGGACGCGCGCGAGCGGATCAATCGTGCGCTCGACCGGCTCGACGAGAGAGAGATGCACGCCTTCGGCTACGACCCGGCGCGCAAGGCCGACCCCGCGGTCCTGCATCTGCTGGCGATCGACAAGGTGCTGACCCGCCGTTCGTGCCTGACCGTCGAGATGCGCAATGTGCCTTTCGCCGAACAGCTTGAACTGGCGGCGCTGATCCTGCGCCGCACGCCCCGGCTGATCGGCGCGGCGATCGACGCCACCGGTGTCGGCATGAGCCTGGCCGAAGACCTCGGCCGGATGTTCGGCCTGCGGACAGAGACAGACGGCGCGGGGCTGGTGTGGGCGATTAACCTGACGCGCAATTGGTACAATGAAAATCTGCCACCGTTGAAAGTGGCCTTCGAGGATGGCGCGATCCAGCTGGTGCGCGATGCCGAACACCTGGCCGACCTGCGCCTGGTCAAGGTGGTGCGCGGCATTCCCGGCATTCCCGATGAACGGGTTGGCGCGGCTGGGGCGAAGCGGCACGGTGATTTCGCGGTGGCACTCGGGCTGGCGCATTTCGCGTCGCGGATGCAGTGGCACGAATACGGCTACGAGGCAGCAACGTTGCCGAAGTCGAAATTCGAGGAGCGCGGTGAGATCGAAACCGGGAATTGGGACAGACCCGACGAGCGGGAGGGCGGCTTCCGCATGGCGTCAATGCGCCGGCATCGAGGGACGATCTTCTGATGGCTGAACACTTCAAAGGGTTGACCGACCAGTGGGGCCAGCCGATCGAGAAGCAGGCTCTCGTGCAGGAGCAGGCCGCACCAACCTCGTCGAGCGTTCGCCGTCATGACGCTCACCATCCGGCCGCAGGGCTGTCGCCCGGCCGCCTCGCGCGGATCCTGCGCAACTCGATCGACGGCGACCCAGAGGACTATCTGGCGCTGGCCGAAGACATGGAGGAACGCGACCTTCACTACTCATCGGTGCTCGCCACCCGCAAGGTGCAGGTGTCCGGTCTGCCGGTGACCGTGGAAGCGGCCGGCGATGACCCGGCGTCGATCGCACATGCGGACCTGATACGCTCGATCGTCGAGCGCGAAGCTTTTGAGATTGAGCTGAAGGACATGCTCGACGCGATCGGCAAGGGGTTCTCGTTCACTGAGATCATATGGGACACTTCGGAGGGGCAATGGCAGCCACGCGAGCTGAAGTGGCGCGATCCCCGATGGTTCACATTCGACGAGATAGACGGTGAGACGCCCTTGCTGCGGGACATCGCCGGCGATGTCCCGCTGAAACCCTTCTCATGGATACGGCACCAGGCGAAAGCCAAGTCAGGCCTGCCGATCCGCGGTGGCCTCGCGCGCGCAGCCGCATGGGCCTTCCTGTTCAAGGCCTTCACAATGAAGGATTGGGCAATCTTCTGCGAGGCCTACGGCCAGCCTCTTCGCCTCGGCAAATACGACGCCGGTGCGTCCGAGACGGACAAGGCCGTTCTACTGGAGGCCGTCACTAACATCGGTGTCGACTATGCGGCGATCGTGCCGACGTCGATGACGGTCGATTTCATCAAGGCGGACATCGCCGGTAGCCATGAGCTTTATGAAAAGCGGGCCGATTTCCTCGATCGCCAGATATCCAAGCTGGTGCTGGGCCAGACGGCGACCACGGACGCCATTGCCGGCGGCCACGCGGTCGGCAAGGTCCACGACAAGGTGCGAGGCGACATTGAGGAGGCCGACGCGCGCCAGCTCGCCGGCACGCTGATGCGCGACATGGTGCGCCCGGCGGTGGACCTGAACTTCGGGCGGCAGAAGAAATATCCTGTCCTCAAGATCGGGCGTCCCGAAGAGGAGGACATCTCCAAGCTGGTCGACAACGTCGTTAAGCTTGTGCCGCTCGGGCTGCGCGTTGGAGCGGCTACGATGCGCGACAAGATTGGCATCCCTGACCCTTCGCCAGACGAGGAGGTTCTTGTGGCTCGGGCACCCGCCCAGTCCACCGGCGCCGTCAAGGTTCCGCCGCCTGCAAAGGACGTGCGCCAGAGCGCGCACAGCATGAGCGCCAATCGCCAGACCGACGCGATCGACGACACTGCCGACGATCAGTCCAGCGAATGGGCCGAGTTGGTTGGCCCGATCATCTCGGAGCTTGGCGATCAGATTGCGGCCGCACAAACGATAGAGGAGGCGCAGGCGATCCTCGCAGCGCGCTTCGTGGGGATGGATGCGAACACGCTTGCCGAACGGCTCGCCAAGGCCGTGTTCGCGGCCCGCCTGTCGGGTGAGGCCGACGAGCCGCTTTTCTGATGGCCGCCGTCGTCGAGCCTCTCGCTGCGCGTGATGCCATTGCCGCCCTGCTGGCGCGCGGCAAGCATCTCGATCCATCGTTTTCGTGGATGGACGTGTGGGAGCGTGACCATGCCGCCATGCTTACCGTGGCGAAATCAGCAGGTTTCGACATCCTCACCGACATCTATGACGCGCTTCGCAAGGCGCTGGAGGCAGGCACGACCTTTGCCGAATTCGGCCGCGACCTCACACCGGTGTTGCAGGAAAAGGGCTGGTGGGGCCGCCAGCGTGTCACAGATCCTTTGACCGGAGATGAGCAGTTTGCCCAGTTAGGCAGTTCAAGGAGGCTTCGAACCATCTTCGACACCAACATGCGTGTGTCATATGCCTCGGGTCACTGGGCAAGCTTCGAGCGCAACAAGGCAACGCGACCGTTCCTGCGCTATGTGAGCATCCTGGACGATCGGACCCGGCCGGCGCATCGCGCGCGGCACAACCTCGTGCTGCCGGTGGATCATCCTTATTGGGAAAAGTGGGCTCCGCCCTGTGGCTGGAATTGCCGGTGCACGCTGCAGGCGTTGAGCAAACGCGACATCGACCGCCTGACCAGCTCCGGCGAGAAGCTGGTATTCGAAGTTCCTGCCGACACCGAACGTGCCTTTGTCAACAGGCGCACCGGCGAGGTGACGAAAGTGCCGGACGGCATTGATCCGGGCTGGGCCTACAATCCGGGCAAGGAAGGCTATCGGGCGGGCCTGGCAGGATCAGCGAAGCTCGCTACAGCGCCGCCAGCCATGGCCGCTGCGGCCGGCGCCGACCCGCACTGGCTGCCGCAACTCCTGGACGACGAATTCGCGCGGTGGTTTGACGGGGCCGCAGCCGGCGGTCGTGTTGACCGCTCGACCGTTGTCGCCGGTGCACTGTCTCCAGACGTGGTGGAGGCATTGTTGGCGCGTGGCATCGTTCCGGCTTCTGCCGCAATCACAGTGACGCAGAAACGCGTGATGCACATGCTGCGTGACGTGAAGTCGGCCAAGGTGCCAACCGGCCTGCTTCGTGATCTCCCCCAGATGCTCCGCTCGCCGCGCGCTGTTCTGCGGGACCAGGATAACGGGACGCTGCTCTACGTGTTCGACGCTGGCGATCAACCTGCCAAGCTGATCGTTCAGCTCGACTTCAGGAGCAAGGCAAGGCGTGATGCCAAGAGTGAAGAGATCATCACCAACGCGGTGCGCACCGCAGGCCTTGTCGAGGAACACAATCTGCGCGAACCGCGCCTGGAGCTTCTGGCAGGCAGTTTGTGATGAAGAATGCTGCGGCGGGGGGACGCCACTTTCCCCGTATCAGAGTGAAGCCTTTCGGATCACCCAGCCGGACCGGCGATTTCCCGGTATCACCGCAGCTGAATGCAATATCGCGCGTCGGGCGGAAGAATTCAATAGCAGGCCGCACAGACGCCCTGGGAGGCGCGCCAGAAGCTCAACCCCCATATCCGACCTGCCAGCATCCGGACCGGCCTTCACGGCCTTCGAAACGCCTTCGAAATCGAAGCCTCGCGCCCATCTGAGGCGGACGCTTGCGTCTTGACCCGGTTGTTGGTGGCGTGACAGTTTCCAGACGGCGATAGTTGCCGGCCGTCCGGACGCTGCTGCCGTTGACTATAGGGTCACAATCGAGCCTACCGCCCGCGATGGCGGGCATGACCGACTGAGCAGCGACGCGGCAATGTCCGCACCATGTTTCGCCATTCCACCATCATTTTGACCGCGCTTTCCGCTGCACCTGGACAGATGGTGCCTGGCGCGGAGCAGGCGCAAACGGCGCTCGCCACTCACACAACCGAAATCGCACTGTCGGACCTGTCCGCTGCCGGTGGTCATTGGGTTCAACTGATCCCGGCTGGCCGGTTCAGTGCTCGTGACGGCCGCGGTCCGTTCGATGCGGGCGGGGAAGCGGAACTCAAGGCGATCCTGGAGAACACCCTGGCGCTGGCTGGGCGGACTGAGCTTGTCGTGGACTACGACCACCAGACCCTGTTTGGCGCTCGCGATGGCGTCGGCGGCCAGGCGCGTGCTGCCGGCTGGGTGAAGAAGATGGAAGTTCGCGCCAGCGGTATCTGGGGCCTGGTCGAGTGGACCGCAGCTGCGGCCGAGGCGATCCGAAAGCGGGAATACCGTTACCTGTCGCCCGTCATACTCAGCCACAAGACATCCGGCGCGGTTTTGGCGATCCGGATGACTACGCTCACCAACACGCCGGCACTCGACCTTGAGCAGGTCGCAGCCGCCGCGAGCTTCACAACTCAAGGAACCAACATGGAAAAGATCATTGCAGCCCTAGGCCTTGCAGCCGGGAGCACGGAGGATGCTGTTCTCGCCAAGCTCAATGCATTCGCCACGTCAGTCTCGGCGATCGCAGTTGCAGCTGGCTTGCCCGCAACGGCAGTGCCGGCCGACGTTAAGGCTGCTGCCGTCCTGGCATTTAGTGATCGCAAGGCATTCGCTGTCGCGGCCGGCCAGGCCGAGAACGCCA